GATCTCTTTAGACAAATTGTGCAGTTGCTTACCCGCAGCCACACCTGTCTTGATCGCCGCCAATGCTGTTAGCGGGTCCATGGGGTCACCTATTTTTGACTTTTACAAAAAGAGCAGTAATTACATTAATTGAACGACGCCAAAAACAGGGAGAAAACTCATGAATGCCATGAGGAATTTTTGGGCGCGTGAATGGTTGCTAAGATTTATAAGTATGCGCCATCAGACAAATGACGTTGATAAGATCATTGAGCTAGCGCAGCTTGCTGATTACCTCGATGACAATGCACAACTAACAGAAATTGGTAAGTCGTTTATTGCGATGGCACGTCACGATGACGAAAAAGTATTTTTAGCTGAACCGATTGTTCATTCCCTTTAAGGCATCCGCGTCAGCACCATCACAAGCATTGCAATGATTGATGCGGATGCACCGATCATTATGGCCTCCAGTCGTTTGACGCGGGCGAACACTTCGCGGAACTGGATTTTCACTTCTGTCTTAATTTCGGCCACCTGTATTTGGAGATCATCAATGCGTTCATGTGCGGATGCCACTGTTCGTTTGTCCATGTGCGCCTCTAAGTAATGTCATCGGTAACTTCGATGGTGATGTAGCCGTCGTTCGGAAACGTTTCGATTGTGCCGTCTGGATAGGTAACCTCAAATTCACCCTCGAACGTACCGTTGGTAACTGTATCGCCGCTTACCCAATTGTACTGAACAACCCCAGTGGCCTCATCGATGATCTGCGCAGCCGCATCCACACTTGCTGTAGACCCGCCCATAGTGCGCATATGAAATCGTGATGTTGCGTTAGTTAAGTCCACTGCATCCCCACTGCCGTTCTTTAAATTGGCTCGTAGCGATGGCGTTGTGTCGTTCTGTTTTATGTAGAAACTCATTAAGCGGCCTCATTGTTTGGATCGACAAGAATGACAGAGTTTGGCTGCGTTTCGGTGAGCGATGCAGCGTTGGCAACATTTGCATATTCAAAGCGTCTGGCGCGGCCCGCGTCGAAATAGGTGTCTGACCCAGTAAGTGTGTATAGCTGGACGCCCTCAACGACGAGGGTCTGCGCAACACCTGCAGACTGTCCAGTAAGAGTAAACACACCAGCTTGAATAGGCAGTGTTAAGACAGGCTCTAGTCGCGCATCGTCTGTGGTTATGGTGTAGGTGGCCGTGCCTGCAGACAGGATATTGGAAAGCCCAGCTGTAACAGCTGTAAATGCGAAGGCTGGCCCAATTCTATTCGCAGCAACCGACAGCGCATTAACTGCCTTAGTCGTGCGGCTTAAATCCTTCTGTGACTTAGCTGAAAACTTCTCAACACGACGCTGCGCACGCTCCATCGCTTTTGTAAACTGCTTGTCCCGCGCCGAAAGTATGACGTTAAGTTCCTGCGCTGTGATCGCCATTACGCGTACCTTTCCGCCAGTTCACGGGCTTCGTTCAATGTTGGTGCTTTTGCGCCTGCTTTGCTTGGGCTGTGCGCTTTCTGCCAACCCTCAAACACAACGAAGACGTCGCGCGGGATCATATCCCTGATCTCATTAGGTTTGAGGCCAGTTACGATGCCATTTGCGATGATTTTTCGGACATCGAGACGACTGCCGCGTCGTCCAGTGTCATGTCTTTTTTTTTGAGTTCAGCCTCGTCAAAGGCATCTGGCATAAAGGCTACGCCGAGTGCCGCTTGAGCAATCTGGTAAAACCTAAATAAATCCGATGGGGTTGCTTTTTCAACGATGCGATCTGCGTCCGCGTCAGCCTTGCCACCACCAACGAGAGCCAAAGCCACAATGTCTTTAACTTCAAGTGACGTAGGCTTTTGACCTCTACCAAAAAATCCGTCCCAAACATCAAATATCCCCCGATGTAAGTCTTCGAACCTTTCTATTTCACGACTTCGCAACAGAAATGTGTAGCTTTCGCCATTAATTTCTTCGACGATGCCGCCCCGCGGTGCCTTCGCTGTGATTGCCATTAAGTTGACCTTTGGTCTTAGTTAGTTAGGTTGCCGCAAATGAAAAAACGTAAAAGTCCATGTGTAGACATCTGTCAATTTACTGGCCCAAGCGGCTGGTGCATTGGCTGTGGCCACACTCGCGCTGAAAGTGCCAAATGGAAAAAGATGAAGCCATACGAAGCTAACAAAATAGAGAATGAATTAAAGCAGCGCATGGCTAAGATGGCTAAAGCACCCCCAATATTTTAAGCAGCACTTAATCCTGTGTCGGGCGTTAAGCATACAACCCGACACAGGTATAGTTCATCATTTGGCGTATGCGGCCCGCTCAAACGCCTCGTAAGTTTTCATCCAGCGTGGCTCTACAAACGGCAACGACTGCGTCATAATCACTGCGGCCAGATCAGATGTGGGATCAAACCAATAATGGCTGTTTAAAACCCCTGCCCAGCTTTGTGATCCTGCGCGCCTCATGCCTGGAATATCCTCTTCGTTGCGCATAAACCCAAAGCTGTAAGTCTTGGTAGTGCCCGCAAACGGATCGAAGTCGGCAGTGACTGGCGGAGCCACAGTAACCATCTTTTCAAAGGTTAGTGGTCCCATGTGGTTTTCCAGCATTCGGCTAACACCCTGTTCGCTCAAAATACGATTACCATCTAGAGCACCTCGATTTAGGAACATCCGCAGAAATTTCATGTAATCTGCAGGGGTTGAATAAAGCGCGTGGCCCATTCCATAGACTTCAGGGTTAGATGGTGGTGCTAAATCAAAGTCAACAAACTGTCCATCTTCGCCCCGCGCTTTTACTCCAGCAAGGCGAGAAGCCATGTGATCTCTTACCTCGACGTCAGTGTCAGACATCCCAAGTGGTTCCAAAAGATTTTCCTTGAGAAATTCATCGATACGCTTACCGCTGATCTTCTCGACCATCAATCCAAGCCAATCAATCGAAATTCCATATCCCCAACGCGTCCCAGGGTCAGTCATCATTGGATAATTTAGCGAACTTTTTAGCCCAGAAAGGATCGTAACTGCTCCAGTCTTTTCCATGAATTGTCCAGGTCCAGGGTTCCAAAACTCGTACTCGAGACCCGACGTGTGCGTGGCAAGCTGCCTCGCGGTAGCCTTAGTCTTTGGTGCGCGAAGCATTGGCGTATCGCCGTCCCAGCCTTCAAGCACCTGAATGTCTGCAAATTCTGGAAGAACGTCTTCAACAGGCGTATCGAAGTCCAACTCACCCCGATCAATCAAGATCATTGCAGCTGTCGATCCGACTGCCTTTGTCATTGAAAATATACGAAAAACAGTGTCTGTCGCTGCCGACAGGCCAGGTGCTGCATCTCCCGATGCCCCAGACCAAGTTACGCCCTGTGCGTTTCCAGTCATACCAACAAGAAAGGGCGCATCTTGGGCAGATACTGCATCATCTAAAACTTTTTGCATTGCCATTTTACTTCATCCTTTTTTTGTCATGGGATGAAGTTGACGAAAATCGCACGATTCGGTCAACAACCACGTCTTTTGGACGTCTTGTTAGGTAAATACCTTCATGCGCTTAATTAAGCAGCCGTAAACGTCACCGCGCCGTTGCTTTCAAGGCTCGTTGAAAATGTAACACCACCCTCTGTCTCGCCACCGAACTCTAAAGATGTGCAACGAAACTCGCCTGCATACGTTCCAAAGTCAGGAACAACGATCTCAAAGTTTGCGACAGGATCAGCAGCCATTGCCACAGTATTCAGGCGCGCTTCGGCTGTTTCATCCAAGAATACACCGTCACCAGACAAAGCAACTTGCTTCAGTCCGTTTAGTGACGCCGACCATAAGGCACCTCCAGGTGAAGACGCATCGGGTGTGGTCACATCAATCGATGAGTTGTTAACAGTCAGAGTTTTTGAATTGATCCCTGCCAATGCTGAAAACACCTCTGGTGATGCAGCATCGCCGATTTTTATCAATAGGGAACGTCCTAATTGCTTCGCCATGTCTGTTTCCTTTCCAGTTAGGCTGTTTCAAGCATTGCCGTTAGAATGACACTGGCGCGGTGACCGCGTTCATCTGCATTCCTTGTGACAACGTAATTTTCGCAACGCATCTCAATTAGATTAAATCCTGTAAGGCTAACGCTGCTTTCTGATCGATGAAGTGCCGCGCGGACAGCCTCTGCGATTTGTGTGGCTTCTACCCGACCCGTGGTTTGAGAAAACGCCTCAATTTCAAAACTGACATCTGCACCTGTGCTGCCATCCGTGTCGTCTGCACTTGGCGTGATGTTTCCAAATCGAATGAATGGATAAGTGACGGGTGTCGGTGGTTCGTCATAAATCCTAGTGGACACCAAATCAGTGACATCACTAGCCGCAATCAACGTCGCGCGG